CTCAAAAAGGATGATCGTTTCCAGTGCTTGGATGCGATCCACAAGCCGGGCCTCCATCGCCCGGCAATGCGCGCGCTCCTCCTTGAGCGCCTCCTCCAGCTCCGCAATCCGATCCACGCGGGTTTTACCCACCAGCTTCCAAATGAAGCCGCCCACCATGGATAGGAACGTGAAGCACGCGAGGCACCCGGCGGCAAACGCAAGAGCAAGGCGGCCGCCATCCGGGCCGAGATATTCAACGTCACTCATAATGGCGGCCGCCCTCATTTCATGCCTCGTTGGTGGAGATGGCCGCGCCACCGCTGGAGCGAGCTCCGATGAGCGGCATCTTGGATGCCCACCCCTTGGGAGCTCGCCACGCGAGGATGCGATCCATGCCAAGCCATGCCCGGCTTACCTCATTGCCTTGGTTTCCGCCAAGCACCTCCACCAGGCCGCGAGCTTCATCAATCGCGGTGGCAAAGCCCACGTGGCCTTGGGTGCCCTTCTTGGTGCCGCGCCAAAACACGATCACCGCCCCATAGCGCCGGGTGGCATCCTCGCCCCAATCGGCCCAATTGCGGGCGAGGTAGGGATTGGCAGGCACCTTCTCCTTGGGGATCGCCAGCTTGATGGCCGTCTCCACGAAATCGCCGCACCAAGGGAGCTTGGCAGGATCACCAAGGGTGGGGCCGTCGCGCCGGAGCCACGCGCGGAGCTCCTCGCTATCCACCACCTCATGGAGGCCGATCACCTTCTCCGCCTCCGTGAGCCATGGGAGCTCAACGCCCACCGGCTTGGAGAAGGCATAGGCGGCCGCGCGGGTTTTCGGGCCTTCCACGCCATCAATCGGGCCGGGATCAAAGCCCGCGCCCTTGAGCACCCATTGGCGGATCGCCACCATCCGGCGCGAGTGAGGCCATGCCTCCAGCTTCACACCGGCGGCCTTGAGTGCCGCATCGGCCGCCGCGCGAGAGCGAGGCCCAAAGATGCCATCAAGCTCGCCGGTGTAGTGCCCGGCGGCCTTGAGGGCGGATTGGATCGTAATCGGTTGCATTGAATTTCTCCCTTTAGGCGGATGCCTCGCCAATCATTGTGAGGATAGCATCGGAGATGGCATATCCGCCGGTGGCATTGTCCGGGTGAATGTTGTCCACATTCCACCAAGGCCGCGCCGATCCTGCCGCATAGTCTGCCGGTGCAACACCGAAAGAATTTTGCAGATTGAGGAAAGCCACATCCCGATCATCTCGCGCGATCTCATAAAGGGCCGCCGCAAATTCGCTCATCGGCAAAGAATTAACTCGCTGATTTTCCGGAGGCGCGATCAAGAGCACATCGGTAGTGGGCCGGGCCGTTCGCACGCGATCAATGAGCGTCAAAGCATCGGCTTTGAATTGCGCCTTGGTGCGCGAGGGTTGATCATTTGTGCCGTGCATGATGCACGTGAGGTTGAGCCCAAGCCCTGCAAGGCTTGCCTGCAAGCGGCCCGCGTTCAAATTTGCCCATTGGTTCATGCTTGTGCCGGTGCCGCCGAGCTTGTGCACGATCACGCCAGCCGTGGCCGCCGCGCGTTGATCCACACCATAGAGGGTGCACGATCCGCTCACCACCTCAACGCGGAAAATGCCGGTGCCGGTTTCCGGAGCGCCGGTGAGCGCGATGATCTGCACGCCAGCCGCAAGCGCGGAAAGATCAATCTCCGTCCAATCTCCGCTTGCCGTCCACCGATAACGGATCACGCCGGAGCCACCCTCCGCAAAGAGGCGATATTGGAGGCCGCGAGCGTAATCCAGCGCGGAGGCAAATTGCAAATGGTTGCCCGCCGTGCTGCTAGTTTCGCTCCCGCTATCAGGGCCGCCACCCGTGCCGTTGGCGCTTGTCCAAGAGCCGGAGCCGGTAACAAAGTTATTCCAAAAGATGGTGCCATTGGGAAAGCTGCCAGAGCCCGCGCCCTTGAAGCTAATCCAGCCCACGCCAATCGGGCCAAAGAGCTCATTTGGATCATCGGCATGATATTTTGCCCAAAGCGAGCGAGCCACCTTAAGCGCATAACGGCCGCTGTCATGGGTGAAGCTGTCACCAATGAGCCCGATATTGAGTTGAGCCGCTGCGCCAAGCACGCCGCTCCGAAGCGAGCGAAGCCTTTGCCGGGTTTCACGCAAGCGAGCCATCCCGAAACTATCAGGCACATCGCCCGCGCTTCTCCAAGTTGAAGTGCCGAGCTCATCATCAATGGCATCCACCAGCTCCGAGCCATCCGGCACGCCCCAGCTCACCGGCTCACCATTGGGGAGTGCGGTGCGCGGCCGCCACCCGTATGGCGACCAAACCGGCACGGATGCACCAAGCTCAATTGCAAAACTGCCCACGCTTGGAAGGTTGCTTGTCGGCACCGCGAAGCACGCCCCGGCGGGAACGGTAAAAGAGGAAACGGTGGTGATGATACTAACCGCCACCATAGCCCGGCGTCCCGCGTCAAAGAACGTGACAAAGCGCATGGGTTGATTGGCCGTCCACACCTGCCCCGGCGCTACGCGGAAAGCGGGCCAAACCGAATAGATGGCGCTGGAAGCTAGGGCACCATTGCTTGGCATGAAAAAGCCGTCAAGGCGGCCAACGGGATTTGCTTTGTTCGGGCTCTCCTCCCACGCCAGCAATTTGCGAGGCTCAATGGAGGCATCATCAAAAATGGTGAGGGCTTGCGCTGCGTTAATCCCGAAAAGGCGATCTTCTTTGAGCAAGTCGCCAGCCGGTTCCACTTGGGTGGGCGCGCTACTGCCAGCAATAAAGAAGATTTGCGAGCGCGCATAGTTGCCCGTTCGCTGAATTGATCCGCGAATAAAGCCGTTTGCCGTCGCGGTGACTTGCCGCAAATTGTCAACGGTGGTTGGCGTGAGGCTAGCAACATAGCCCTCGCTTGCATTGTATTGGGCAAAAAAGCCCTCAACATTGGTGATGTAAGTTTGCCCGCTTTCAACGGGAATGAAGGGGGTCGTATCCCACCCGGAAACCGTGGTGAGCAAGCCGTTTGGTGGGTTCACGCGGCGGTCAAGAGCCCATCCGGCATCTAGTGGGTCAAGGAGGTTTGCGCTTTTCCGGCTTACATTTTCCGCCGCCGCTTCTGCACGATCCGCCTCCGCTGCCGCCAAGGTGATTTGCGGCGCTGCCAACACCTCCACAATATCATGGAGGATTGTGGTGAGCGTCCAAGAGCCGGAGCCGCTCGCGCCCACCTTGATGTAAAGATCATTATTCGCGGCCGTGGCATCAGCATAAACGAGCGCCACCGTGTCAGCCGGATGAGCAAGATCGGCATTGAGATCGGAGCGAGTGGCCTTGACCACATCCACCAGAGCTCCCAATCCAGCATTGCCGATGGCGCTCTCAATGATCGGCCCGATGGCTCGCACCTCCTCCTTGATCACATCATGAGGGCCGCTGGAGGCCACCCCCTCCGTGACGAAATCGCGGAAAGCGGTTGCGAATTGCGATGCGATATTGCCCATTTGATACTCCGCCGGATTGAGGTTTCCGGCGGTTTCATATCAGGCAAGGTGCCGATTGGCGAGGATCAGCTCACCGTCACCACTTGCGCGGCGGTGGGCGCGCTCTTGAGGCTGGATGCGGAGCTCGCCACTAGCCACAAATAGCGCACGCCGGATGAGAGCGTGATCGTGGCGCTATCACTCGCCCCCGGTGATCCGGCTTGATCTCCTCCGATTTGGCTTGCTGTGCTGAAATCGGCCGTGGTGCTCTCATAGATTTCCACGTGGTCAAAATTGCTCTCCGGCGGATTGATCCATGAGAGTGTGGCATTGCCGGTGCCGCCGGTGGCCGAAAAGCCGGAGGGCGTGGAAGGCGCGGTTTCTGCCACCGTGGGCGTGATCGTTTCCACATCGCTCCAATCGCTAGGCCGCCCGGCCGTGGTGATGTGCCGGGCGCGCACCTCATAGGCCACGCCGGTGGAGATGATCCCGGTGAGCGCCACGCGATCATCTTGGGAAACCGCCATCTCCAGCCAATCGCCGGAGCCGGTGCGATATTGCACTTGAGCGAGGAGGCCCACGCGGGTGGCCGCATCCCACGTAGCGCGGATGCCCACGCCGGAGGCACCGCCAAGGCTCACGTTGACGGCCGCGAGCGTGAGGTTGGCGATCTCCTCAATGACGATGGGCACGGAGGTGGATGGCACATCGCCGGGAGGAGCGCCCTCCTCCTCCGCCGCGTCAAAGGAGAAATCCCCCTCCGATGCCTCCAAAAGGCCAAGCTCCACATTGAGCGCGGCCGGATCAATCTTGAGGCTTGTCACCTCAAAGGCGAGCTCCGAGATGCCAAGCGCAGCCACGCTCACGGTGATGAAACGCTCACCGATTGCATTGAGCCCATAGAGGTTTGTGGTGACGGTGAGAGCCCATCTTTCACCTAGGCGCTTGAGGATGCGCTTGCCGATGCGCTGCGCTTGATTGTGATCCGGGCAATAGTAGCAATCAAAGCGCGAAACCTCCGCCCGGCCCAAGGCGATCCGCGCGGGCGTATCAATGAGCGGCGCGGCCTCCGTTTCGGTGTAGTCAAAGCGCGGCTCCATGTAGATCACGCGCACCTCGTTTGCGCGATCCTGCGCATCGGTGCCGAGGCTCGCGGTCAAGCCGATGATGTGCTTTTCCGGGATGTGCACCGTGGGCGCGATCCACCGGCCGCACCGGATATTGGCGAGGCCATTGGCATCCTGCCACATGAAGCCATCGGCCGCCTTGAGAAACTCCTTGACCACCGCCCGGCGCTCATCATCCGCGAGCTTGTAAGAGCCCGCCACGCGCCATTGCGGGATGGTGCGGCCGTCCACCGTTTCCACGGTGAGATCGCAAATGGCGGCCTCCTCCGCGATGTTCACCCAATTGATCGCATCCCGGCCCATGCCGTAGCCATCCGGGTGGGCGAGGTAATCCGCAAAACACAAGGCCCAATTGTCACGATAGGCCCACGTGGCTGGAGTGTTGAGGCGCTGCGATCCGGAGCCCATGATCGGAGCACCCTCCTCATCATAGCCGATCACCGCCGTGCTATCCGCGCGGGGATCATAAACGGCCGTGGTTTCCATCGTCACTTGGGGCTCCGGCTCCCGGCTCCCCTCATAAACCTCCGCGAAATCCTCCGATTTCACGCCGCGCGCGATCACCAGCACGGAGGAGCATCCACGTTGCCGATGCTCGCTTGTCCACTCCGTGAAGATGCTGGAGAGCTGCGAATAGGCCGCTTGGCTGTCCGATCCCAAGCGATGATGGATGCTCACCGCGCTCTTGAATTTGGCATCGGTGACAAGCCCCGCGCCGTTGACAGTCACCACCTTGCCGTTGAGGAGATATTCGGTGATCGCGCTCACCTGCCCTTGGCCGGTAGTCACAAGCGAATAGAGGTTGCCATTGCGGCTCTCATAGAAAGTGAGCTGCCCGCCCACCCGCACCTTGCCATAATGCCGGATGCGCGAGCCGACATTCACGCGGATGATCCGTTGCCCATCGGAGGGTTTGCCAGCACCGCCACGGCCGAAAATTGCATTTGCCAAGGAGTTGAGGCCCACCGTGATCGCCAGCGTGATTACGGCCGTTGCAATCGCGGCGGCCGTGCCGGTCAATCCGATCGCCGCAACAATCGCGGCCGCTACAGCTTGTGGCATCCCTTAAAACTCCATGCCGCCCGGTGCGGCGCTGGCACGATTAGCACACGGTGAGGGCCTTTCGCCATCCACTTGGAGCCGAGCGAGATGGCGCACGTGAGGCCCATGCCCGGCATCTCCACCACGCCAACATCGCCCCGGCTTGGTGCGGCGATCTCCACCCATCCAAGCGAGAGCACCAAGCGCCGGGCGTAAGCCTCAAGGCCGCCCTCCTCACGCAAAAGCGTTGCCATCGCTTTCTTGGATTGGTGCTCCGGGAGCTCCGGAGCCTCCCGGCCGCTTCTTGCGTTCACGTAGCGCCACACCTCCAGCCCGCAAGGGTGCGGCGCGCATCCGGTGGATGCCCACTCGCGGATGGTGGCGGAGAGGATCGCCTCTCCCTCCGGCGTCAGAAGTCCGGCCACGTGACGATCTTGTTGACAAGCCCCGGCACAAACTCAAAGCCGCGATCACCGGAGAAGCGGAGCTTTTGATCGGTGTCCGTATATTGGGAGAAGGCCGGGCGCGAGCGAAGCGAAAAGAGGCTCTCCGCGCTCACCGTGATCCGGCGCTTGGTAGGGCCTTGAAGCTCAAAGCGCGGTGTCTGCATCCGCCCGGCCCATATCGCAAAGGGCTCATCAAAGAGCTCGCGCGGCCGATCATCCTCATCATTGTGGAATTGGAGATAGACCTTTGCCAGCCGGTTGAGCGCCTCCTCGCGCCACTCTTGGCGAGCGAGCGTGAGGATTTCCGAATTGATGCCAGAGAGCACGAAAGTGGTTTCCGGTGCCTCGCCATTCACCGCTTGCTCAAGGCCGGAGATAGAGCCGAGCGCGCCGAGGCCATGCCACTCATGGCCGCCGGAGGTGATCTTGCCCGCGCCCGTCCATATCCTCATCGGCTCCGTGGCAAAGTCAAAGAGCACCAAGAAGCTAGCGCGCACGGTGCGGCCACCAAGATGCGCGGCAATGGTTTCGGGAAAGAAGCTCACGCTTCTGCCTCCATCAAGGAAAGCTCATCCGGGAGCACCTCCACCATCTCCAGCGAGGGCGCTCCGATGATGCCGCGCTCAAGCGGGAGCTCTCCGCCTTGATCGTCCACCAGGCGCATGATGAGGCGCGGCCGGAGCCGCACGCGCGCATCGGTGTGATCTTGGCGGAGGCCCGGTTGGAAACGGATGGTGGCTACCGATCCGGCCCAAAGCACGGAGGTGGCGAGATAGGTTTCATCCTCCACTCCGAAATAGAGGCCGCCGGAGAAGATCGGCCCATAGGCACCGAAATCCACCACCAGCACCTTGGAGCCCTTAAGGCCGGTGGCCGTGATCCCCTCCACATCCGTGGTGAGATACTCCGCGCCATCGGAGAGCGGTGTGCCGTCGCTATGCGGCACCGATGCGATCCCGATCTCCGCATCCGATGGCCAGAATTGCGGATCAAACACCGGCACGCGGAGAGCGTTGGTGCGGCCCTCCAGCTCCGCCACCATCGCCCGATAGGCCGGGATGAGGTGGCGCTTGAGGTTGTTAAACTCCAGCGAGAAGGCCCACCGCGTGGCAAGCGAGGATGCCACTTGCTCAAAGCCGGTGAGGCTCTCACCGGCGGATCGCGTCTTGTTGATGAGGCGCAAATTGATGATGCGCGGCGAGAGCCCGCCCGGCCATGCAATGATCATCCACGCCTCCTAAAGCTAGTATCCACCCGATCACCCACCACCCGATCATATTGGCCGATGCCCTCTTGCACGCCTTGGCGCACCATTTCCATGATCTCTTGATTGCCGCGAGCTCCGCTAATGGTGATGGCGATCCGGCGCTCACCTCCACCACCGCCGCCAAGAGCGCGCATGGCATCATTGCGCGAGAGGATGCGGCCGGATTGCGAAGGCTGGAAAATTTCACCGGAGCCCACGGTGTAAGCCCGGCCCGGCACCACCGGCCCGCCCACCGCGCGGCCGGAGATCACCGATGAGAGAAGGCCACCAAGCGCGCCGCCAAGGCCACCCTCACCAAAGATGGATGTTTCCAGCGAACGGAGCGAGCTCACGATCACATCCTCCATGAAGCGCGAAAAGAGATCGCGCACCACATCCTTGAGGCTCCCACGGCCGGAGAGCACATCGCGGAGCGCGCCCATGATCCCATCCCCCAGGCGCTCGCCAAAGTCTTGGAGCGCGAGCTCCGCCTCCGTGGCGATGCGCGGGAGCTCCACCATGATGCTGGAGAGATCGGTGAGCGCAATGGTGAGCGGCTCCATTTGCTCCGCCACCAGCACGGAGATGGGATGGAGCTCGCGATCAATCGCCCCCCTCTCTTGCTGGAGCTTGTCGCGTGCCGCGTCATAGGTGCTCGCGTCAATCTGGCCAGCCGCACGCGCCGCATCCAGCGTGGCCATATCCGCGAGCACGCTCCGGAGCTGCGCTTGGAGCGGAAAGAGCCGATCCAGCACGCCGGAAACATCGCCCGCGAGATTGCGGAACGCCTCGCGCGTGGAGGTGGTGGCGGCTCTCGCCGGGTCCACCATGAGCGATTGAAGCCGGGCCATATTCTGCCCGATTTCGTCCACCATATCCGGGATGTAGGAGTGCCCCACCACCGCATCATAGAGGCCGAAAAACCAGCCTTTCACGGTTTCGATCTTGGTTTTGACGCCTTCCCAAATCACGTTGAGCCGATCCCAAATCCACGTTTTCACGCCCTCATAGAGCGCGCGCATCGCGGCCGTGGCTCCCGGCGCGAGGCTGTTGATCACGTTGAGGATCGTGGTGACGACGCCGGAAACCAGCGCCTTGGTAGCCTCCCATGCTCCAGCCCAATCGCCGGTGAGCACGGCCACCACCAGCTTGATCACATTCACAATCGTGGTGAAGGCACCGGAGATCAAATCCACGGCCGCCGAGATGATCCGGATCAGCGCCTCGCCCATCACGGAGGTGTAAGCCGCGCCGAACTCGCCAAGGATCGTGATCACCATCCGGAGAGCGTCTCCGAAAGGCCCTTGCCACAAGGCGGTGAGGCCGGTTTTCACCGTCTCCACCAAGGCCATGAGCTTAGGCCCAAGCACCTCTTGCACCTTGCTCCAGAGATCGGAGAGCACCGGGCCGATCTTGTCGCCAAAGAGCATCCAGGCCGCCACCAGCGCGGCCACAACGGCGGTGACGGGTAGGATCGCCGCACCAAGGCCAGCAAAAGCCCCGGCGGCACCGGCGGAGCCAAGGAGCGGGAGGAGGGTGCCAGCCATGGAGACAAGTGCCCCCAGGCCCACAAGGAGCGGCCCAATCATGGCGGCAATGGCCGCACCGCCCACGATGAAAGATTGCACCCCCGGATCAAGCTCATTGAAGCCGGTGAGGAGATCGCTCACCATCCCGATCAAGGGCGTGAGCGCCGGGATGAGCATGGTGCCCACCGTGATGGAGAGCTCCTCATAGGCCGATTGGCTCGCCCGGATGCGGTTGGCCGTGCTGTCGGCCGTCCGCATCACGTCGCCATCCGCTTGAGCGAGTTGCTCCCGGATCAGCTCGGCACGGCCAAGGATTTTTTGCTGATCCGTGAATTGGCCGTTTACCTTCTGGATGCCCATCTCAAGGAGCTTGGCTTCCACCGCCGCATCATTGAGGAAAACGCCCACGGCGCGGAGCGGCTCCGCCTCGCCGGTGAGGCCGGAAAAGAGCTTTTGTTGAGCCACCTCATTGGAAAGATTTTTGAAGCTCGCGAGATCTTGGGTGAGCACCGCAAATTGCTTGCTCATCTCCGCCGCTTGGGCCGGATCAAGGGCCTTGCCAAAGAGCTCCTGAAACGCGAGCGCGCCGCGCTGCATCTCTTGGGTGGAGCGGCCCATGGCGTTGCCGGTTTCCTCGCTCCATTTATTCATATCGGCGGCCATGGTGCCAAACACCACGTTGAACGCGGATTGCATCTCCTCCGCATCAATGGCCGCTTGGGCCGCGTGCCGCCCGAAAAGCACAAGCGGAGCGGTGACGGCACCCGTCATCACCGCCCCGGCCTTCATCATGTTTGTGCCGGTTTGCTGCCAGCTCCGCCCCACGTCCGCAAAGGAACGCTTCATATCATTGGCGGTGCTGTCCACCTCTTGCGTGGCGCGATCCAGCTCCGAACCAAAGCCGGAGAGGTCCACACCCACCGACACAAAGAGCTTTTCAAGTAGGGTGCCGATCATTGGTCTGGATGCTCCTCCATCAAGGCCGCGAGATCGTCTTTGGTGAAGGGCTCCGCCGTCTCATCGGCACCGATGCTCTCCATGTATCCATCAACGGCCGCGAGCCACTCCTTGACGCTATATCGCCAAAAGGTGGCGGGAGCCATCCGGAGGTGGCCGAGCGCTAGCTCCATCCACCTCCGCCAGGGCGTGGGAGGGTCTATGCCTTCTTGGCCGCCGCTCGCCGCTCCGCGCGGTTTCCGGCGGATGCGTTTCCCTCCCCATCCTCATTGGTGGCGTTCATGGCCGCCATGGCCTCGCGGATCGCGCCGGGCGTCACCTTCCACCGGCGGATTTCCTCCACGCCATATTGGCCATCCTGCCCGCCGCCCATCATGAGGGCATGGATAACCGTGGCCATGTTTTTGGAGGAGGGGTTTTCGCCCACCTTCATCACCGCCTCTTGGAGGTTCTCCACGGAGAAGGCATCCTCCAGCGCCGCCATTCCGGCCATGGTGAGGCAGAGTGTCACCTCGCCCACATCGGGGACATTGATCACGGTTTCGCCGCGTGCACGATTTGCCATTGTCAGAGCTCCACAAAAGAAAAGGGCGCGAGGCCCAATTGCCCCGCGCCCCTTCCATAGCTCTTGATGGCGTGAGCGGCTAGAGCGCCACGCCAGCCGAGTTGATCGACACCTTGAGCACGGTGGTGCTGGAGGCGATCCCGATCACGGTGGGATATTCGCCCGCACCAAGATCGGCCACCGGGCAAATGCCGCCCGGCGTATCGGAGAGGTAATAGGCCACACCGGCGGTGAGAGCCGCGCCGATGGTGATAGGCCCTTGCGTGAGCACCGCGAGAGGCTGGCCATTGGAGGCACCGTTGAGGGCGATGCCGCCGGGCGTGCGAACGGCCGCCGTGGCGCTGTTGTTGTCCGCGAGCTTCCACTTGCCATCGGCGGTGTCGAGATAGCCGGTTTGCCCGGCGGTGATGGTGAGATCGGCCATTGACGTGCTCCCGGTTAGGCGGCGGTGAAGGTGAGCACCCCGGCGCTCTCAAAGCTCATGGAGAATTGAGCCTCGCCATTATACTCGCCGGAATATTCCAGCGAGGTGATGTCGAAAAGCCCTTCAAAGGTGCCGAAATCCGGGATCACGAATTGATAATCCGCGATCACATCGGTCATGAAATTGGTCTTGATCAGCGCCTCATTGGTGCTGTCTTTGAAAACGCCGGAGCCGGAGATGGAGCAAGATTTCACGCCAGCGCCGGAGAGGAGCTCGCGCCACTGATCCACGCTATCGCTATCGGTAACGTCCACCGTTTCCTTGTTGAGCGAGATGCTCTTGCTCCGCATCCCGCCGATGGTGCCAAAGGTGCCCACACCATTGGTGTCCACCTTGATGAGGATTGCCTTGCCCTTTTGCGCCGCCATCTCAAATTTCCTCCGTCACCGCCCGAAACTGGATCACACCGTGAAAGGCTTGGCCATCGGGATCGCGTAGCCTGTCGCTGAATTGGTAGCGTATATTCACAAGCCGATGCCCGGTCAATGAAACGCTCCAATCGCGGAAAATCTGCTCCAGCCGATAGAGGATCGCGCCCACCTCTTTCTTGCCCTCATAGGCGCTCCAAACGTGGAGCATGAGGGTGTGCTCATGGCCAAAGCCATCATCGGTTTCCGTGGGCGTCACATCCCACTCCGCCGTGCCAGGCTCATCGTGGGCGATGTAGGGCATGGGCGCGTTTTCCGGCACAAGGTCATAGAGCGCCACCGGATCGCCCATCAATGCCTTGAGCGTGGCATCGGAGAGGATCGCGGCGCGCATCGCCTTTTGAAGCTCAAATCCCGGATCGCTCATTTACTCAACCTCGCTTGGATTGCGGCCTTGATCACCCGCGCGATCT